GTTCTAAGCCGGGCCGGCTGCGGGGGCGTGTGGTTTTTTTTTACTCGCGTTACGCGTATAACATGTTTCGGATACACGGGTTAAGGATGAACTATGGGCGATAAGGCGAACAAACCATTGACGGCGCCCGAGGTGCACGAGCTGCACGAGCTGGAGGGCTATGAGGTGGAGGCTCGGCCGGTTCCGATCCCGCCGGCTGGGCCGACACCGCCGGTCGGTCGCCTGACAATCGCCCGCGTGCGTGACGCCGCGCTCGCCTCGGACACTATGGTGGCTGCCGAGACGCGCCTCGGGGTCACGGACTTGGCGGGACACTTGACGAAGTCCAAGCACCTCGCCGCGGCGTGGGAGCGGGGGCAGCTCTTGCGTCGGGTCCAGGATATCGCCTCGACCACCGTCGTCGTTCCGGAACGGGCGGATCGGCTGTTGGGCTTGCCCAAGGGATCGTTCGAGCGGTTCTATAGGGGTGACCGGAGTGTCCGGGAGCTTTGGGACCGGGAGCGGTACGCCGTCCTGATCGAGATCGAGCGGGCCCTGGTGGTCCGGGTCAAGGAGGGCGATCTCAAGGCCGTGACCGCCGTGGAGCATCTGTTCGGGCACCAGACCGACTCCGCCGCGGTGAATTTTCAGCGGCTGGGTCCAACCGCCTTCGAGAGGGCGACGGGAATCAAACGCCCCCAGTGGGATCGCTGGACGAAAGAGAGTGGCTGCCCACGCAACGCCGATGGGACCTATGCCTTAGTGCAGGTGATCGATTGGCTGCGGCGCTGGGAGCGCGACAAAGCCACGGGCGGCCGGGAGGCCGCCGGTCTCAATCCCATGCAAACGGAAAAAGCCAGAATGTATAAACTCCAGGCCGATGAGGCCGAAGGGCGGCTGCTCGATCGGCCGTCCGTGATCCGCATGTTTCGGGAGCGGGCAGCCCGGATGGTGCAACTGCTCGGCGAGGCGACAGCCGACCAGTGGAGCCACGCCCACGAAGGCAAGACCGCCGCCCAACTCAAGCCGGCCTACCTGGAGACCTTTCAGCAGATCCGCTCGCTTTGGAAGGAGTTCCCGGCGGAGGTCCCGATGCCGCCGGAGGCCCTGGCGAAGATCGAGGAAGGCTTGGCATTATTACTAAAAGAAGGAAAGACAGATGATCACAGCGGCACCTGAGCGGAGCTAAATCATCAATCATCCATCGTCCATCATGAATCCCTACGGCCCGCTGCCTGAGGAGCTCGACATCATCAATCCGCGAACGGTTCCATCGATTGTGGACTGGGCGCCGGAGCACCTGGTGATCCCGTCGAAGGAGAGTCCGAAGCTGGCGGGGCTGTTCAATTGGCAGTATTCGCCCCATCTGCGGGAGCCGTGTGACTGGTTCAACGATCCCTTCGTCCGGCGGATCACGCTGATGGCCGGTCTCCAGCGGGGTAAGACGTTGTTCATAATGCTCTGCCTCTGCTGGGTGATCGCCAACGATCCGGGTCCTACCATGCTGGTGATGACCGATGAGAACACGCTGCGGCGGCGGATGAAGCGGTTGCGTCCCTTGTTCGGAGCCAATCCGTTCCTACTCAATAAGATCGGCGGGCGGGTGGACAATCTCTTTTTGGGGGAATTGACGGACCTCGGGGACATGATGCTCGCATTAGCCTGGGCGGGATCAGCGGCGATGCTCAGTGATTACCCGATCCGGTATGAGTTTCTCGACGAGTTGGTGTTGTGGCAGCAGGTTCTTATGACTTTGTCCCTCGACCCCATGTCATTACTCCGCGGTCGTCAATACACGCATTCCGATGATGCCAAGACGGTGACTGTTTCGTCATCAGGCAACGTGGGCGACCTGCTCGATACGGAGTTCGAGGATGGGGATAAGTGCGAATACTGGATCGAGTGCCCCAAGTGCTCCTGGTGGCAGATCCCGCTCTGGTACGACAAGGACCAGCCGGGCTGCTACGTCGTGATCGACAAAGACAAGTCCGGCGGCTGGCTGCGGCTGCGGGATTACGAGGAGGGCAAGCACGCGCGGTACGTCTGTCCCTCCTGCCTGAAGCCCTGGACCGATTACAGCCGCGTCGAGGCCCTGCAAACGGGCGTCTGGCTGCCGGCCGGGATCACGATGGACCGCGGCGGGCGGCCTTCCGCCGAGGTCCAGCCGACAACGTATAAAAGCGCCAGGATCCGGGCTGTGATGATCCATCCGAGGATCAGTTCGCTGGGCACAATGGCCGCCGACTGGGTCCGGGGCCAGGTGCAGATGAAGGCGGGGAACAAAGCCGGCCTGAAGTTCTTCCTCAACAATCACGAGGCCCAGAGTTGGCGGGAGGAGCGAGCCGAGACGGATGAGGCCCGGCTGCGGCAGCACATCGACACCTATTCCAGCGATGACATCTGGCAGGGCAAGCCGGTCCCCTGGGGCGTCCAGGCGATCACAATTCAAATCGACGTGCACGACACCTGGTTTCGGGCCAAGATCGACGGCTGGGGCTATGGGCGTGAATGTTGGACTTTGGCGGTACTGCGCATCGAAACGTCGGACACGCGCGAGGCCGACGCGTACCAACCCTTGCAGCCCTTGCTCCTGCGCGACTGGCCGACGCGGGATGGGCAGCGGCTGCCGCCGTCGGCCGTGGCGATTGATTGCGGCTACCGGCCGGAGCCGGTCAAGGACTTCTGCCGCGCTGGGCGGCATTTGGTGCATCGCAGCAACCTGATCCCGGTCCGTGGGTCGCCGCGCGTGATGCACCGCTTATACACGAAGATCCCGCAAGATCTCGTGCTGCACGTCTATGAGCTCAACACGCTGGAGTACAAGGACCAGCTCTGGCGGTTCTGCTTTGACGTGCTTACCCCCGGCCCCGGCTACATGCACCTGCCGGCGGACGTCACGGGCGACGTGGTAGGGGAATTGTGCAGCGAGCACAAGCTCGTGATCAAGGGCAAGCCCCTCTGGTGTCCGAAGAAGGAGGGGCGTGATAATCACACCTGGGATTGCGGCGGCTATGGCCTGTTCCTGGCGGACCTGATCGGCGTGGGCATGATGCAGCCGCTGGGCCAAATACCTCCACCGGAGGTCGATCCCGCCCCGGCCCCGCCGGCGGCCGCGCCGCCGGAACAAACAAGGAAAATCCGAACCCGATACGATTAAAAGGAAATCCATGAACAAGTCAAGGGCGGACCTCCATTCTGAATTTGATTATTGGTTTGGAAGGAGCATACGGAACCTTGCTCCCGAAGCCATCGTGAAAGTTGTCGAAAGAGTAGAAGGCGTAGAAGAGTATGGCCTTGAGAAGTCAGAAGAAGTCCCCTTTGCCTGGGGACGCGGGGCAACGCGCTCTTTGCAGGAGAGAGAAATTGTGAGGATGCTGGCCGAGGCTATGGCGGTTGACGGCCTCTTGGGTTTTCCTTTTATCGAACGTCCGAAGGGATTGTCTAAATTTGATGAAAAAATGACAGTTCTGGCGAACCTCATAAAAGATTCCCATCGCGTCGGGTTTATTATTACCAGGAGTTCAACGGGGGGCCTGGCGGAAATTGCAGAATACCATGAAGGCCCCAGAAACGCAAACTGGTCGGTGCTGCAAGCACGCCAGAGAAGAACGGCATTCGAAAGATCATGAGCGAATTTCAAAAAGGAATCACGATGTCAAAGAAAAAGGAGTCGAACCCCATGCTGCCCGAAGGAATCGAACGCCCATTACCCGCCATGGTGCGGTCCGACAAGAAACAGGTTTACGATTTTGCCAACGGCAAGAGGTGCCCCGGCTGCAAAGGGACGGACACCGTTGCCGTCAGCACCCAGGGCAACGTTCAATATCGATCCTGCCGGTATGCCCTGTGTGAGTACAGCCACAAACACTATTCAGTGGTGGGGAAGGAGATTCTATGAGTTCCCTGGCAGAGGAATATCCAAAACAGCAGGCTCGGTGTCGCGAACTGCTATGTCAGTACAAGGAAATCGGTCCCGCAGGAACGTTCGGTGAAACCATGATTGAGCAGATTCTTCGGCGGGCGGATGGTGCCGCCGCGTCCGGAGATGTTGTGGCGATGGACGTGGCGTACACCGAGATGAGGGAATGCCAATAGTAAATAGTTTACAGATCTGTAAGGATTCCGCGCTGCCTTGTTTTTTTCTCTTGACGCTTTTCACCGTATTAGGCTGAATGAAAACCTGACAAGGGCTTGGCGGCCCTGAACAATTGAATAGTGGGTGCGCGCAGCCGGGGCACCGGCGAGGCGCCGCAAGAAACAAACAGCCGGCCGTACTGGGGGCCAGTACCCTCAGTGCGTCCGGCTTTTTGTTTGCCCGGGCAGGACGATCTTATGGCTCTGACCCATGCTTCCACGTTGACAGACGCGTTCGACCAGTATCTAGACAATCTGGTTTGGGAAGGAAGTGTCGCGAAGGCCCGGTCCGCCCTGGAGGCGATCCGCTACATCCAGGCCCGCCGGCCGCTGGCCAGCCGGGCGGCGGACGGCCGCGGCTCCGATTTCGAGAGCATGGCCCGCCAGCAGCAGGAGATCGAGGGGTACCTGGCCATTGCCGACACCACGAGCCACCCGCGTTGCAGCTTCACGCGGGCTCGGGCGATCAATAGCACATGACGGACATTCGCACGCCAATTCGTTCTCCGGACACGTCTGACCGATTGGAGGTCACAGGCGGTCACGGCAAGTACACGGCTCTGGGCTATCGCTCGGCCCGGGTGGCGACCCGGGAGGGCCGGGTCTACAGTGACGGCTCCGGTGATCTACACCTCGAGTATGACCGCAAGAGCCTGATCAACCAGAGCCGGGCGTTCTATCGGGACAATGCAATCTATCGTGGCATCATCAATCGGGCCGTGGCCTACATCACCGGCGGCGGCTTCCGGCTGCGGGTCCTCGGGGCAGATATCGCCGCCAACCAGGCGTTGGAGCTGGCCTGGCGGAGATGGTACCGGCGGCCCGACATCCGGGGCATCTTGAGCGGGTCCAAGGGATCGCAAATGGTCTGCCGCGAGGCGATGGTCTGCGGCGACACCGGCTGTATGAAGACCGACCAGGGCCTGGTCCAGTATGTGGAAGCCGAGCAGATCACGGATGGCCGCAACGGGACCGGGATCAAACTCGATGAATTCGGCAAGCCCGTTTCATTCAGCGTTTGCCCCTACAATGCCCAGGGCCGCTTGGCGGCGTCCAAACTCAAACCGGTCTCCGCTTCTGACTTCCTGTTCGTCACCGATCCCAGCCGGCCCAGTCAGACCCGGGCCGAGCCAGTCATGCAGAGCGCCTTTGCGATGCTGCACCGGATCAACGATATCTGCGATTCCGAGGCCATCGCCTGGCAGATGCTCAGCCGGCTGGCGCTATCCATCACCCGAGAAAAAGGGGATGAGCTGGCCTATGCCGGGAGCAAAGTCGATGAGGCCAAGGCGAATACTGACACCAAGGCGGACGTCGCCTCGCGCCTGATCGAACTCGATTACGCCATCGTGTTCCACGGCAAGCAAGGGGAAAAAGCGGAGGGGATCGCCCGCAACATCCCCGGGGAAAACTTCACGGAGAGCCTGCGAACCTTCCTGCGTTTGCTGGGTCTGCCCATCGGGATGCCGATAGAATTGATTCTGCTCGACTGGAGCCAGGCGAATTACAGCCAGAGCCGCGCCGTCCTGGAGCAGGCATACCAGACGTTCTGCGACTGGCAGCAGCTCCTGGAGGACGCGTATTATCAGCCGCTCTTCGAATGGAAGTTGCCGAACCTACGGGCGGCGGCCGGCGGGAAAGATAGTGATGAACCGCTGGCGGTGGAATGGATCAAGCCCTCCTTCCCCTGGATTGATAAATTGAAGGAAGCGCAGGCCCAGGCCGTCAAACTCGATCGCTGCCTGACGACACATGGTCACGTCTGCAAGGAGCTCAATCTCGACCGCGAGGAGGTCGTGCTGGCCCGCGTGGCGGAAGTGATGGACGCGATCAATCGGGCTAAATCCATCGAAGAGAAAACGAGCGTCGTGGTCCCCTGGCAGATCTTCGCCGGTCTGGACATACCCAAACCGGGCGCCCCCGCCCCCGCCGTGCCGGCCGGCACGGATAAGGAGAAAGACGAGAATGCCTAACCTGTGGATGCAATTGTTCGCCCAGCCCTGGGCGATAGAGCCGACCGCCCTGGAGACGTTCCTGGATCGTTGCAGCCAGATCAAGGTCGGCGAAACCCTGGCCAAGATTGAAGTCGCCTACGTGTTGCCGCTCTCGATTGCGCGCGGCGTGGCGACGATCCCGTTCAGCGGTGTCCTGCTCAAGACCGTGCCCGGTTGGGTCCGCTATTGGGGCATCGAGGCGACCGGCTACGATGAGATTCGCCAGATGCTGAGTGTGGCGGTCTCGGACCCGAAGGTCGAGCGGATCGAGCTGCGGATCGATTCCCCGGGCGGCCAGGTTGCGGGCGGCATGGAGGCGGCGGACGCCATCCGAGTCGCGGATGGGATCAAACCAGTGACGGCGGTCGTGGAGGACCTCGCGGCGAGCGGGGCCTATTGGCTGGCGACGAGTGCCCGCCGGATCGAGGCCGGGCATAACTCGCTGGTCGGCAGTATCGGGGTGTACATGGTCTATCGTGATTGGTCGAAAAGTTTCGAATCGGCCGGGGTCAAGACGATCGTGATTCGCTCCGGCGAGCACAAGGGCATGGGCGTTCCGGGCGCCCCGATCACGGAGGCCCAGATCGCGGCCGAGCAAGAGGTGGTGGATCAGATAGCCGGGCACTTCGTCCAGCAGGTCGCGACCGGGCGACGGATGACGGTGGACAAAATCCAATCGCTGGCGACGGGCCGGATCTGGCTCGCCCCAGAGGCCCTGAGACTGGGCCTCATCGACGCCCTCGGCGACGGCAGTCAAACGCCGCCCGCCCCGAACAGAAAAAGGAATGAAGCGCGCCAGAATGAATCGGCCCCCGTGGCCGTGAACCTCGTGACCCATGAAGGAGAACCGACGATGCCCGACCAAACACAACAACCTGTCGTCACGGCCGAAACGGCCCTGGCGGCCGAACGGAAACGAGTGACGGAGATCAGAGCCGCCTTCCCCAAAGACGTCGTCTTCGCGATGGAGGCTGTGGAGCAGGGCTGGGATGTGATGCAGGCCAAGGCCCAATACTGCGACCGCCTACTGCTGGTTGGCCAGGCGTATACAGTCATCGGGGCCAAGCCTCTGCGGTACGAGGACAGCACCGCCGGTCCGGCGAGTGATTTCCTCGAGCAGGCCGCCCAATTAGCCAAGGAAGAGAGGATCACAAAGACCGAAGCGATGCAGTATCTGGCGCAAGAGCAGCCCGAGCTGCACCAAGCGTTCCTGATTCGCGAGTCGAGCCGGGCATTGAAGGTCAAGAGCGGCGGGGCCGCCCGGGGCCGCGTGGCCATGAAAGCCTCGTGACGCCCCCGGCTCTGTGATTATGGAGTACCTACGGCCGCCAACCCCGTAACAAACCAACGAAAGTCAAAAGGAGAATAGCATGAGCAGGCAACAGGATAGCCCGATCAGTCTTGTGGCGGGCGAGGCGCTCAACGCCTTTTGCCGGGTCAAGGTATCCGGCACCACAGTGGTCTATGCCGCCGCCGGCCAGGCCGGGATCGGCGTCGTGCAGGCGTATACGGCCAGCGGTGCCCTCGCCGCCATTCGCTGTCACCAACATGGGGGCACGGTCAAAGTGCGGGCGGCCGGGGCCTTCAGTGCCGGCGCCACCCTGTACGGCGCCGCCAATGGCGAGGTGGATGATACCGTCGTCGGCTCGCCGCTGTATTATGCCCTGGAGGCGGCGACGGCAGCCCACGACATCGTCGAGGCGGTGGTGGTCATGGTGGAGACAGACAGTTCCGCCCTGGAGATGGTGGGCAACTCCCTGCGGGGCCGCGCTGTCACGGCCATGCCGACCGACGCGATTTGGAAGAATTTCAATCTCTGCGGGATGCGGGCGAATCCGTTCACCGGCTCCCTCTTGGAGGAGGACTTCACCCACGGCGAGACCATCCACGCTACGATATTCAAGGACACGTCTTCGACGATCATCCTGTATCCCGGTGCCACCGGGATAGGCGAGATTCGGCTGTTCACGACGGCGGATAACGAAGCGGCCGAAATCCAATTTTCCTCCTGTCCGATCACCACGACTGGCGGGGCCCCCTGGGCCTTCGAAATCCGGATAAAACAGTCGGTTCTCACGGACTCCAAGTGCGGTTGGTTCGCCGGGCTGATGGTGGCCACGGCCTTCCCCACGGGTGATCTGATCGTCGATGCGGGCACCCTGCAAACCGAAGGATCGATCGGATTCCAATGCAAGGAAGGCGATGGTGACAAGATCGATCTGGTGTACGACACCACGGGCCAGACGCAGAACGAGCACGATGACGATTACGTGATCCAGGTGGCCGACACCTACAACACCATCGGTATGTACTACAACGGCACCACGGTGCAGGGCTATGTGGACGGGGTGCTGTCGGGTACGGCGATGACCGCGACCGATATTGCCGTGGCTGATTTCCCTGCCGCCTTGATCCTCGTGCCCACGATCGCGCTGAAAGCCGCCCATGCCGATGATTTCACGGTGACGGTCGACTGGATTCGCGTCGCGCAAGGCACCGCGTAGGCTGCAAAACTGAATAACCGGGTTCGCGCAGCGGCCGGCCAGCCGTGAGCGCGTTAAAGAATAAAAAACGGGCAGTATGAGTGCTCATACCACTCTGCTGCCCGTTTTTTATTGCCCGGACAGAAACCAACCCCCGACACGGGGCAACGAAAAAGGAGAACCTTATGCCGATTCAACAAACAACGCGATCCACCCCGAGGGCCGATCTCGGCGTGGCGTACCACGAATTTCAGCCGGACGGCTACATCGCCGAGAAGGTGCTGCCGCCGATGGACGTCCAAAAAGAGGCCGCGACCATCGGTGTGATCACGCGCGAGAATTACCGCACCGTGGACGCCAAGCACGCCAACGGCGGGACCTTCGGCCGCATCCACCTGACCTCGGAGGACAAGAGCTACCAGTGCGAAGACTTCGGCCTCGAGGGCCAACTCACCGACCGGGACCGCGAATTCTACGTGACAGATTACAACGCCGAGCTGGAGATCACACAACTGGTCAAAGCGCAGATGGCGATTCAGAAGGAGATCCGCGTCGCCGCCCTGCTCTTCAATGCAACGACCTGGACCGGCTCCGACCTTTACACGGACGTCGCCGCCGATTGGGACGCCGCCTCCACCGACATCATCGGCCACGTGCGGTCGGCCAAGAAAAAAGTTTTTACCAACACCGGCCAGATCGCGGACTCGATGATCATCGGCAAGACCCAGTTCGACAACCTGTTCGCCAACACGGCGATCCTGGCCAAGTTCACCGGCGTCGTCGTTCCGACGGATGACGTGATCTCCGGGGCCTTGGCTCGCATCTTGGGCCTGCGGAATCTCTTCGTCGGCGCGGCGACCTACAACAGCGCCATCGAGGGGCAGACGGCGGTGATGACCGAGATCTGGAGCGACGATTACGCCCTGATCTTCAAATTGCACGCCGGCTCACTGGCGACGGCCGGCCTGGGCCGGACGCTCCGCTGGATCGGCACAGAGGGCGTGCTGCAGAACGGCATGGAGTCCGTGCTCCAGTACCGCGAAGAGCAGACGGAAAGCGACATCTTACGCGTCCGCGATTACGTGGATGAGCTGGTCTTCGAAGCCTACATGGGGCACCTGCTCCTGATCGACACCTGACCATGATTCGCCGCAGACGGCGGGGAGTACGGGCGGGTGTGAAACCCGTCCCTACCATCCGCCGTCTGCCGCTCCCGCGGCCGGGTCTGCGCGGCCTGGTGTACAGTGTGAAATGGGCAAGGACAATGCGGCCCCCGGGGTCCATAGAAGGGTAATACAATGAGTCTAACGGCAAGAATTCCGCTTGGTTTCACGATCTTGGACACAGACACGGCCGATATTGGGGTCGAGTCCTTTTCGATGAATGAATCGTTCGGCATCGACTTCGCCAACGGCACGGGTGCCAACCAAGCCAATGTTGGGTACGCTGAGACGGTGACGTTGGCCCTGGGTGCGAGCGTGGTGAAGGATCTCTACGCCTCGGGGTCCCTGCTGAACCTGCGCAAGGATGCCTTGACGATGGCGGCCCTGAAGTTTCTGTTTGTGCGGAACCTCTCGCCGACGCAGGGCCTCCTGATTGGCGGCGGGACCACGCCGGCGGGTCTCTTCGCCAATTCCTCCGACATCATCACGATTCCCCCGCTCGGAACGTTTGTTTGGCACGATCCCAGCGCGGCGGGCGTGGTTCTGACGACAAATAAAAACATCAAATTCGAGTTCGGCGGCACCGGGGCGTCTCATACCTTCAAGGTAATCGCCCTCGGTCTGGATTAGCCCGACCGGCTCCGGCCGAGAATGCCGATATCTCCCCGGCGGCGACACGACGAACTCCCAGATCTACGACATCGTCGTCTGGGGTGAGGATTGAGCACAGTATCGAGCATTAACGCTGAAATGTGAGGTAGCACATGTCTAAACTTCACGCGTTTACCGGAGATTCCAGTGGAAACTGCCATGTGGTGATTCATACCACGATACCTGCCGGCAACAACGCGGTGGGCAAGTCCTGGAAATCGTGCTGGGTGGCGGTTGGTCGCAATACTACGTCGCTGGTGGAGGGGGCCGGCGTGGGTCAGATATCGTCTGTTGAAAAGGCCAGCATTGTGGCCGGGGACGTGGTCGAGGTGTCCGTCACAATCCCCTTGGATGTGGTAGCGCAGGGGCAGGCAGCGGTAAACATCTTCGCTGATGCGTTGGCGGCGAGCCAGTTGGCTGTGTTGGCGGGCGAGTTGAAGTATTATGGCTGGACGTACAGCTAACAGGAGCACGCGATGGCAACGAACGCGATTCTAACAAAAACGGGGACTCCTGTGACCTTCACCTCCTCTGGTGGTGATGTCACATTCACGTTGGATGACACGGTCGACCTGGGCGACGGGCAAGTCTCGAATCAATGGGATCGTGGGGCAGGTTCCGTTGCCGTGACCTATAAGTGGAAAGCCGCCATCAAATGGGTAGCGCCACCAACATTGGCGGACACCGTCCGTATCTATCTATGGGATTCCAATACGACCACGGGCGACTTGATTGCCGACGCTGCTGTCACACCAGAGACGAAGTTCAACAACTTCCGTCTCATTGGAACCTGTATCTGTTCCGTGGCGGTCGACCAAGTGTTCTACGCCAGCGGCGTGGTTGAGATCCTTGGCCGATACGTCAACTTGGGCGTATGGAACGGCAGTGCTACAAAGGACTTGAATGCCATCGCCAACGTTTCCTTCATCGTCCTCACCCCGTACTATCCCGAAATCCAGGCGGCGGCGTAAGACGACATGCTCATTCTGCCTCAATATTTCGATGAGCGAATCAAACCGCCGCTCGGCTCCCAACTCGATCTCGGCGCCCCCATCAATCAGGGCCTCGTCGGCTATTGGCCGATGAATGAGGACGGCGGCACACTCGTCAACGATCTGAGCGGGAATAGGAAGTACGGAACCTCAACAGCGGGATGGAAACCCACACCAAGGGGGCCGGCACTTTATGTCCTTAGCGATGCTACCGCAATAGACATGACCACCACTCTTTTTTATAACTTCGCCAGTCAAGATATTTCGGTCAGAGTTCAAGTTTTTACTCCTGTTGCTGCGTCCGATTTCTATAGGGGATTGGTTAGTAGGCTGTGGTACAGTACAATAGGGTGGTCAATACAAACGGATTTTCCTACTACCCAATTGAGATTCCAGGGTTTTGGAGCTTATACGACCACTACGGCAGGGTGTTTCCCAGTCAATTCTTACTGCGACGTGATATTCACTAAATCTGGATCATCTGTTCGTGTTTACGTAAATGGCAAAGACTGCACCAATGTTGCTGGAAATCATACTGGGACTGATAATGTAGGAACAAATGCAAATTTATATTTTGGCAGAGCATCAATGGCTTCCACCACCTTCTGGACTGGGAGTATCCTGGGTGGTAGTATTTGGAATCGTGCCCTCTCCGGCGCCGAAGTCCGGCAACTCTATCTCCGGCCGTTCGCGGAGATTCAGCGGCCGAGAATCAAGTGGTGGGGGGCGTTAGGCGGGGAAGCAGCACCCACCTACACCGGTTCTGGAGGCGGGGTAGCGACCAAAGCCACTGCATCAGCCACGGGCACATTCACAGCCCCGGTTTACACAGGCACAGGCACCCCGTCCGCCGCGAAGGCCACAGCCGCAGCGACGGGGACGTTCACGGCCCCGGTCTACACGGGCACGGGCAGCCCGTCCGTGACCAAAGCCACTGCATCGGCCACGGGCACATTCACGGCGCCGGTCTACACGGGGACGGGCAGCCCGTCAGCGGCCAAGGCGACGGCCTCGGCCACGGGCACATTCACGGCGCCGGTCTACACCGGTTCCGGAGGGGGTACAGCGGCCAAAGCCACCGCCTCGGCCTTGGGATGGTTTGG